AATTTCTAATTAAAATTCTAATCATTCTGTTTTAAATTCTAAATTAGATAATCAGTTTCTATTTTAGAATTATCAAAATTTAAATAGATTTCTATCAATACTATATAAAGAACAATTAATATATTATATATTAATGGAACCTATTACTATTACCAATATCGAGGTTCTCTCTTTTTATAAAGAGAACCCTTCTATTGACATCACTGCTATCAATATTGCATTTATTGATATATTGAAAAAACTCTCAACAAACTTATCGCAAACTATCGGCAACACTGTAACATCACAAATACTCAATATTGTATCAGACATAAAGACAGATATCAAACAATTAGGTTCAAATATTACAATCAAGTTACAAGATATTAAAAAAGAATATATTGAAGATGTCAAAGTTATATTCACAATCAATCAGCATAATAGTAAAGAAATTCTTGATAAAAGTATAGAGAACCTTTTGAAAAATATCAATGACATTATTATACCAAGAAGCCAAGAACAATCTTATAAACAAATAGAACAATGTATCAAATTACATTGTGAAATAATTTCAGAAACTACACATAAATTTTTACAATTAAGAGAACCTGACAAAGATGATTCTAATAACGAATTGATTGAAAATATTGAAAAATCAGTTTCTGTATCAATAGGTTCTCTTCAACAATCTATTTTTTCATTTGTTCAAACATTTGAATCTAAAACACATGATAGTATTGAGAAAATGAATGAAAAAATGACTATTCAAAAAGAAGTTCAAGAAACTCTCAATACAGAACTAACTAAATTTTTGAATAAATATCAAAATAATTCATCAGTTAAAGGTGCAGTATCAGAGATTGAACTTTATTATATGCTACAACAAATTGCACCAAATGATGAAATTATTAGATGTTCAAATGAACCCAACACATGCGACATTAAACTCAATAGAAAAGATAGAACATTACCAACCATCTTATTCGAAAGTAAAGATTATGTTGCATCTGTAAATTCCGACGAAGTTGCAAAATTTGAACGCGACCTTCAAATAAAAAAATGCCATGGAATATTTATTTCTCAAAATAGCCCTATAACATTCAAGGACTTATTTCATATTGATATCATAAATGGTATTATTCATCTATATATTCCAAATGCAAAGTATGATACAGAAAAACTCAAATTAGCAATTCATGTAATTGACAATCTTTCGGAACGTATTTCTCAACTCATGATTAAAGATGACGATTTTGTAAGGTTCTCAAATGAAGATTTTGATGCATTGAAAGAAGAATATACAAAATTTGCAATAAAAAAAAGTGATATGATTGAATTTATTAGAAATATTTGCAAACAAATGGTCGAAAAATTGGAAGATATTCAATTACCGGTTCTAAAAAAAGTATTGGGTAATACAGATTCAAATGGAACAAACATTACATGTTTGTTATGTAATAAATTTGTGGCAAAAAACAAAGCGAGTCTTTCTGCACATATGAAAAAATGCAAACAAAGTAGTTCTATAACTATTTCTACGTAATGATACAATTTATTTTTATAAATTTAGAAATATTTATAAAAATATACAAAAATAAATAGAGAACCAACCTTATATTTTTATTGTTTTATTTTTAGGTTTTCTTTTTTTTCCTGTTTTTTTTCCTGCTTTTTTTGTTTTTTGTGTAAGTTGTTGTTTTGTCATATATTGTTTTGACGCATTTTCATAATAATTTTCGTTTAATTTTTGTACATATTTACTTCCTGGTCTGTATTTATTATGCATCATCCAGTGTTTAATTGTATTTGTAGCCAATGATTCTAGTTCCTCTGCTAAACTCAATGATGTCATTATATATTTTTGATATTCATAATTCACCGATTGTTGATATATATGATTCATTGGAATTATTACCTCAAAACTGTCATTATATACATACGTTCTCTGCAAAAATAAAATATTTTCCAATTTATCTTTATTTACAAATGTCAATATCCAATTTTTATTTTTTAATTTCATATCTTTAAGTAAGACAAATTTACCAAAAAATTTATACACATTACCAACAGTAATTTTTTTTCGGTCTATCTTTAATTCTGGATATATACTTGTTATCATTTATATATTATAAATGATAAAATATTCCATTATTTATACAAAAATATATTTTATTATTATATAATGCGTTGTCCCAATGGTTATAGACAAAATCCTCCAAAATCGGGTAATTGTGTTGCAAAAACAGCCAAAAAAATGTCTTTGAAAAAAGATGCTACAAGTAAATCCCCAAAAAAACGTTGCAAAAAAGGAACAAGAAAAAATAAATTAGGAGAATGTATTCCACATAATAAAGGAAAGAATATTAAGTCTGTAAAAACACTTTTAGATGAAGTATTATTAGATGATATTCAAGAAAATAATTTAGATTATGCTAAAAAAAATTTTACAAGATTCAAAGATGAAAACATTGAATTGATTAATGAGTCAATTATTACTATTCAAACAATGTTGAATCAAGATCCCGATTTTGATAAAGAAGATATAAATGCATACCTTGAAAAAAATGGATTATTAAATGAATTATATAAATTTGACAAGAAATTTTATTCAAAATCATTTTCAAACTCATCAAAATCATCATCAATGTCTTCCAAATCAACATATTCACCAAAATTTTATGATGTTGCTGACAAAATTTTCAGCAATTACAAAAAAAATAAATTTATACAAAATAAAGAAAGGAAAGACAAAGATAAAAAAGTTCAATCATACATTGACAAACATAAAACTACATTAAATCCAGGTGACATTCTCTTTGTTGGCAGTACAAATGAATCACGTCAATATGAAGAAAGTTTCGTAATTATTAGTAATGACTATAAAGGATTGAAACGTGGTGATGGCGCTGTTCATTTACCAGTGATGTTTAGAACAGAAATTCCTGAAAATATCAATTATAAAAAAATGTTTGATGATATTGAAGAAAAAATGATCGATAGTAGTCCCGATGAAGATGATTATCTAATGTATTTCGATTTCTTCAATACTGTAGAAGGCCAAGAAAAAGAAAATATTCAAGATGCTATTCATGAATATGAAACTTTAAATTTATTATAATTATTATCAAAAAATTACATAATACAATAATCAAAATTCAGAAATAAATTTTGAGAACCTACCTTCAATTATAATACAAACAATACAAAATAATTAAACACTAAAATAAAAAATTGAAATTTTTTATTTTATTTATAAAGTAATACACAAAAGAATATGGAACATATAATGACATTTCAAAAACGAATTGGTGTTGATATTGGATATCATGGTTCAAATATTCATCCACAAGATGGAGAGGGATGTATCGGTAAATCAGGAATCGACAAGTCATTTTCATTAGAAAAAGTCATTGAAATCGCCTATAAAATGGAAGATAGACCAAACATCATAATCAAAGCCGGTAAAAATGCAAAATGGTATTTCAAATCTTTTCCAAAAGACAAAATCGAAAATGAAATAATTAAACAGAATTGGAGAGACACTACCCGATCCACAATGTATATCATTGAATGGGATTGAAACATATATTTTATACATATGCTAATAATACATCATCATTAATCACTCCATTCAATGTAGAAAACTTATAATCTTTATTTATAGATAAAATAAATTCTTTTATTTGTTGTAAAAAATCAATATTTCCATAACTAGTCTCACCCCAAGGGAATGCTTGTTTAATTATTCTCAAATCGTCAATCAGTATTACATTATCTTTTCTTTCAATACTTTTTATTGCATCTAATTCATAAAATAGAGGACATTTCTTTTTATAATTATGTATATTATTATTATCTACATGTGCATCGAGAAAAAATATTGTTTTATTATTAAAATCATTACTCATTATGTATTTTTTCATGTTCGTGCTATCATCCAAATATAAATTATATTTACCAGTAATTATATGTTCTTTAAAAATATCATTACCCAAGTCAACCCAATCTTTTCTAATTTCAATACAATACACTTTATCAAATCCACAAGAGACTGCTAATTTACTAGATACATCACAACGTGGATCGTATAAACCAGTTTCAAAATAATTTACACATTCATGCATTTTTCTCAAATTTTCTAAATCAAATGAAATAGGCATATATATTATTTATATGAATTATGATTGAATGAATAAACGCGTAAACGCAAATAAATACCAACATAATATTATTATTATTTTAGTAGTAGGATAATAGGTTCTCTATTTATTATTTTTATTTATCAAAAATAATAAAAGATTATATCCAATGAATATATAAATGATTGCAAAATACAAGAAAGGTGATATAATAAAACATAACGATGATTCAACATTGAAAAGACAAATTCTAGAAATTTATTACAACACAACTAAATGTGGCGGTTATATTGAAGACATATATTATCAAACTCTTATTGTATCAACAACCAAAGATATACCGCCTCCTACACAAATAAATGAAATTGCAATAGATAAATATTATACCAAAATAGAAAGATAAAATTGTAAAAAGAGAACCTATCAAGTATGTATTTGTTATTTGGTTTGATAATAATTGAATACAAAAAATTGAAAAAATTGAAAATGTAATACATAAAATAATCAAATATCAAAACTATCAAAATGTCAAATCATCATTTAATATCAGCAAGACGCGAATCAGTTATACAAGCATATGCCTCTGCAAAAGCAGAGAACCATCTTCGTTATTTGGAAGGCGATGATAAAGCTACTGTTGAATATATTTTTCAGAATCAAATGGAAGATGCCAACAATATTGTCGATTTATTTTATAAAGATAATTGTCAAGTTGTAAGCATTCAAAAGAAGACAAAAGTAGGTGCCGATGGTCTAATGATTGAAATAGCCAAGCTTCTCACAACTCATATTGACGATGAATTTGTTGTGAATCCAAACAATGTCCGTATAATTACGGGTATGAGTAACGCCGGTTGGGAGAAGGATATGATCGACAAAGCTCCTAATTGTTTCAAAAGCAAAATTTTCCACCACGGTAAACTGTCAAGAGCAGATCTTATCAGTATTCAAAATGGTCTCATTATTATCGACGAGATTGATACTGGGGACAAAGAGTTTCAGGTTCTCCATACAACTTTAAAGGAAGCAGGTGTTCTTAACGTTGACCATATGAAAAGGAATAAAAATTTGTTTGTATTTATTAGTGCTACAATGATAAAGGAACTGTACGATCTATATAGATGGGGCGACTTGCACAAATTATATGCCATGACTATACCGCCTTCATATTTCGGTCACAGTGATTTCTTGGCAATGAACATTATCAAGGAATTTTATCCTTTGAAAACGAGTCAAAACGCCGACAAATGGGTACAAGAAGATATTGTGGATAATTACGGTCATAATTACAGAGTTCATATTGTTCGTGTTATTGCAAAAAACGTCGATATCGTCCAAAACGCGTGTATTCGCAAAGGTGTCATATTCAGAAATCATACATCCACAGACAAATTATCACAAGAAGACATCAAAGAGTTCTTCAAAGAACCTCTAACTCAACACATTGTTCTCGGTGTAAAGGGGTTTTTCAGAAGAGCAAATCTCATTCCAAATCGATGGAAGCTTCGCATTGGAGCAACTCATGAACTGTATACAAAGACAGTTGATAATAATGTACAAATTCAAGGACTCACTGGGCGTATGACAGGATATTGGAGAGAATATATCGCAAATGGACATAAAACTGGACCACACAGGACTTCGATAAAAGCGATAGAGGAATATGAGAAAACATACATTGACCCTTTTGGTATTAATTCTTACAAAACATCTGGTTTCAATAAAAAAAACGGAAAAGTCACTGCTGATTCAACTATGCTTTCTGTCAAGAATATTGAAAATCTATTGGCGGTCGAATTGCCATATTGTACACAAGAAAAAGTTGATATTAATTTGTATAGGATATATGACAATGAAATCACAGCAAAAGAAGTTTGCGAATTACTCGAATATCCATTCAGAATTACAAAAGAGAATGAAAATGGATTCAAAGAGACTTCTCTTAATAAAAAGACTTCTGTTGTTTCACTGAAAGACGCAGTAAAAAAAGTGCCAACAGCATATGGTACAAATGATGGTACAAGGGTTTATAGAACATATTATCCTTGTTATGTCGATACAAGTGACAATACAACTCTTCGATTTGTTGTTATTATTCGTCCGGGAACAGATGTTGCAAAACTTTCAGAATGCGATTCAAAATATATTTCTATTCCATTTTCATTTTGATTCTATGATACAAAAAAATGAAGAGTGATTATTAGTTCATTTTTATTAACACAATATATTTTTCAAACACAACTCTGAACAAAATGTTTTGGAATACAAATGTAATATTTTTAATACAATTGTAATCTATAATGGTAAGGTTATAATTTCATTTAGTAATATATTTGCTTTTTATATAATGATGCTTATTGTACAACCTATTTTCACTTCTCAAAATATTATTGACATAACAAATTACATTAATGCTTACAGAGTAAAAAATCAAGCTCCGCATATAGAATGGGATAATACCATTGCATCATTTGCGCAAAATTGGTCTTATTATATGACAACGAATAATGTTTTCAAGCACAGTGGTACACCTACATACGGTGAAAATATTTCGTTTTTTCAAGGATACGGTACAGAAGTAATGAAATTGATATTCTTGGCAATAGATGGCTGGTATAATGAAATTTCATTATATGATTTTTCGAATCCAGGTTTTTCTGATGCAACTGGTCATTTCACATGTTTGGTTTGGCTTTCTACTACAAAATTTGGTATTGGTGTTTCGATAAATCAAACAACTAATCAAGCATATATTTCCTTCAATAGTTATCTACCTGGAAATATTATTGGCGAATTTGATAAAAATGTATTACCATTGGCATCAATTCCTCCAGTTCCAGTTCCCGTTCCTCCCGTTCCTCCCGTTCCAATTAAAACAACAAATAAAAAAAATGTTGTAAATGAGTTATCAAGTATTATAATTCAGATAAATAATAGAAATAATCCAAATAGTATAATAGAAAATATAAAAAAGATTATTGTTGAAATTGAAAATAGTTCTCCTTTTTAATTTTCAAATACATTTTCATATAAACATTCAATATAAGTGAAGTATAGTTCTCCATTATTCGATTTTTATTTTATAATTTATTGAAAATTACAAAATAAATATTAATTTATTATCAATATCTTTTCTTGCTTTTATTGTTTTTCTTGCTTTTCTTGCTTTTCTTGTTTTTCTTACTTTTCTTGCTTTTCTTGCTTTTCTTGCTTTTCTTGCTTTTCTTACTTTTCTTGCTTTTTTTACCTCCCGAAGAACTTGGTTGTTGTGTATCTTCAGATAATATACCGAAATTTACTAATTTATTTGTAAAAACTTCTACTGCACCCCATAGTAATAATGGTCTAGCTGAATATGAAGTAATTAATTGAGTAAATTCTGTAAGTGCTTCAGTATCAAGTGTTATTATTCTATAAAAATTAGCAATAAGTTTTTTTTGTATATCAATCCAAAGGCTACATAGAGGATTTGTACCAAGTTTATTAAGAAACCAATCTGTAAAGGCATTCCTACCTACAGGCGAACATTCTCCATTTATAATTTGTGTTATTCCTTCTATAATTTGATTTCCTGCAGACGATGCAACTAAATATCCAACTAACAACCACACAAAAAGTTTGACATGGTTTCTTGTCAATATTGCTCCGCCTATAATTTTACCATCTTCTGAACATACATTTAACTCTTTTATAATGTTCTCAATTTCTTTTTTATTATCAGGAGATTCACCTTCCCAAATTTCTTTTGCTTTTTCTTCATCAAATATCAGACATTTATCAGACATATAATTATATAATTACTAAATATATAAATATATAAATATGAGTAATATACCCTTAATCATTCAGATACCAAATGCAAATAGTCAGCCTGTTCGTAATATATTGAATAATGGAATCTTGAATTCTACGCATGCAATGCCTATGAAAAATTTGACCAGCGACAACGATTCAACTTTTGGATTAAATCGCATGTTATTTCTCCGGTCTTACCAACCACCCGTGAATTATTCGCAGAGTCAATTAGGAAAAGAAATCATTCAGCGTGAATCTCCAGGAATTCGCAATGGATTCATATTAGACGGTGCCAAAACAGTGAAACAAAAGAAATGGATTGGTGGTAATCGTGACGCATCTGACATTGTTTCTAGAAGAAGGGTCAGCACAAGTGGAGCTGTTCTTTCGAAACTTGGCGCTCAATCTTTCAAAAATCCGAATGACAATAATCCGCGTATAGAGGCATTGGCTCGTGTGAGAGGTGGTGGCGCTTGTGTTCCTAAAAAAGTGGCGAATCGTCCTGTGAATTGGCCATCCCAACCGACCTATTATCGCATTATTTCGGCAGGATTATCTGCAGTAAATAATAGTTCATTAGTGAGTGCACCAGGTGGTTCTACTGCAAACGGTGTTTCACCTGGTTTTTATATTACTAACAATAATAAAATAGTTACTTTAGCAAATCTTACACCATTATCGACTTTCAAAATAAGTTATAACGTATTGACAATTGATAGAACAAATGGTTCAACTACATTTACAAATTATGATATATTCAATAATAGCGCACGTCAAACTGCAATGATTAATAAATTAAATGGTCTTACATCATCTGTCATTGTTATCATTGCGACTTTTAATGAACCTGAATCAGTTGGTACTATCGGACCATTGAGTCAAAATTTTGTTGATGCAATGAAACGATGTGGTGCTTCTGCCGGTTTTGGATCTAGTAATGGAACTTATAGTCCTACAAACTATAATGGATTTATTCGATATCGTGGTGCTTACGTACTAGTAGGAATTCCAGGAATTGGTACAGGAAATGGATTACAACGTTATGTTGGTACTGCTATTTCTAGTGGTGATCCAAATGCAGTTGTTGATTTACGAATTTCTGTATCTGGTGGAAAGTATACATATATTTCCGGATAATATGGATAAGAATACCAACAGAATATTTCATTATTTTATTATTTTTATAAAATTATAAATTTTTATAATTTTATCAACCGTGACGTAGGGTTTTGGTTTTATTCAATGCGGAAAGTTCTCTCTATTTATTCTAATTGGTTTATGGTCCCGGTGGTCCCGGTGGTCCTGTTGGTCCCGGTGGTCCCGTTGGTCCTGCTGGCCCAGGTGGTCCCGGTGGCCCTGCTGGTCCTGCTGGTCCTGTTATACCGGTATCACCAGTAACACCGGTCGGTCCTGTTTCACCACTTGGTCCTGTTATCCCGGTATCACCAGTAACACCGGTCGGTCCTGTATCACCAGTAACACCGGTCGGTCCTGTATCACCAGTAACACCACTTGGTCCTGTATCACCAGTAACACCGGTCGGTCCTGTATCACCACTTGGTCCTGTTATACCGGTAACACCCGTAGTACCAGTCGGTCCTGTATCACCACTTGGTCCTGTCGGTCCTGTATCACCAGTGGGTCCTGTTATCCCGGTATCACCTGTTCCGCCCGTAACACCAGTGGATCCTGTAACAGAAGTAATACATGAACCGGTAGGACCAGTAGGTCCTGCAGGACCAGGAGGCCCTGGTGGTCCAGGACGTCCTCTTATATAATATTCGCTGTAATCACTGTAGTCTGAATTACTGTCAAATGAAAATCCAGAAACGTAATCAGGAATATTTTTATTATACGATTTTTTACATATCATATTATCATTGTCAAAAGAGAACCCAGATGTATAATCAGGAAAATGTTTAGAGAATGACTTTTTCTTGTAAATTTTTTCAGGATAAATGTCTGAAAACTCTCCGCCATCATTTCATCCACGGTGGTGTCTGTCACCACTCCTGCTCCTGCTCCTGCTGCGGCTGCGGCACTCCTTCCTTCGACCACGTCTTTCTCCCTCATAGCTGTAAATATTCACATCACCGTTTCCATTTCCAGGACCATTTTGGTATCTCGGCGCATTACCATACCCATATCCGGGTCCACCATAAGGACCGCCATAAGGGCCAACACCAGGGTATCCGAAACCGGCAGCCTGTCCAGCCAATAGAGGATTGAGAACAGGCGAATATCCAAGCTCGGCTTGTTTCAACAAATTGTTGTCATTGACCTCATTCGAAAGTTTGTCGCGAAGACGGTCACGATCAATCAAATCGACCTTTTGTTTCACCTCGCAGCAGCACTCCATCATCTTCTCGGCAAGTGTATGCTGTGTCTTGAGTGCCTCGTATTTCGCCTCGGCCAATTGCGAACTAATAACAGAACCTAATTTCTGCTGTTCTAATTGATTTATAGAAAAGTGTTGAGATGCTTGAGTAGCCAAATCCGATTTGGCTTTCTGAAGCTCAAGCTGATTCATGGCAAAATGATTATCACCTTTGCTAGCGAGATACTCTTTCACACGCTGCTGCTCCAAAAGAAGATTGGAATAGTGAAGCGAAGCCTGGTTCTCAATGCAAGATTTTGCCTTTTGGCTTTCTAGCATTGTCTCGGCATATTGACTATCGGTTTTACTCATCATGTATGCAGAATTTTTGGTCTGTTCCAAAAGCGCCTTTTGCTGTTCTAATTGGAGAGAAGCAAAGTTATTATCTACCTTATTGAATAAGTGTCCAGTTGTTTTGGTTTGTTCCAAAAGCGCCTTCTGTTGCTCTAACTGGAGAGAAGCAAAGTTATTATCAACTTTGTTGAATAAGTGTCCAGTTGATTTGTTGCTTTCCAAAAGAGCCTTTTGCTGCTCTAATTGGAGAGAAGCATACTGGTTATCAACTTTTCCAAATAAATGACCAGTCTGTTTGAAATTCTCGTGAAGATTCTTTTGCGCTTCTAATTGGATAGAAGCATAATGGTTATCTGTCTTACCCATAAGGTGTCCACTTGTTTTGGTTTGCTCAAGAAGAGCCTTCTGTTGCTCTAATTGAAGACCAGCAAATTGATGACCGGCTTCTTTTGAAATATTAGCAAATCCAGTAACAACTCCTGTTCTTGATTCCCAAGCAGCATTAGCGACTTCTGTACGAATATCCGAACCATTTTTATCAACAGATGTCAAAAGAAGACCCGCATTTGTTTGAATTTGATTTCCAATATCACGACGCACATCCGCCATTCTCACTTGGTTCTGTCCATCAAGAGAAACAGTTGTCAAACGACCTTCGCCAGCATTTCTCTCAATTGACTGAAGATTCAATCCAGATGTACGCTCAACAGCAACGGCAATATCACGGGCTTGGTCCGCAGCAAACTGTCTTGATGCAGCATCTGTTGTAATAGTTGTCATTCTGTTCTCGGCAGCAACGCGCTCAACAGAAGCAAGAGTATTTCCACCTGTGCGTTCAATAGCAGTGGATAATTGATTACCGTTGCGTTCAGTAGAAGCAACAGCTTGGAATCCATTGTGGTCAACATTGCGCATTATATCACGAGCATAATCACCTGCAGCTTGTCTAGAAGCAGCATCAGCGGTAATAGTAGTAATGCGGTTCTCACCTGCAATTCTCTCAATAGCAGTCTGTGTATTACCGGCAGTTCTCTCTGTTGCGTTAGAATTTAAAAGATTACCACGTTCAATAGCATCGCGTAATCCAAGTGAAGACTGTGTAATACCTTTGATAATATCATTATTAGATCCAGTAATTTCGCTTGTCAAGTGACGGTCAGTAGAATATATTTCACTGGTTAAATTACGGTCAGCATGGTTGATAGCACCTTGTGTAAAAGCCGCAGTTCTCTCTGTTGCATTTGAATTCAAAGTATTACCACGTTCAATGGAATCACGTAATCCAAGTGACGACTGTGTAATATCTTTAATAATATCTTTACCGACTGCATTGACCTCGCTAGTCAAATGACGGTCATTCGAATAAATTTCGCTGGTTAAATTGCGATCAGTATTACTAATAGAAGTCAATACATTAGAGTTATCGTAGTTGTTGTTGTAAGGATAGTAGGACTGCTGGGTAAAAGGCGGAAGCATAGTAGAAGTGGTCGTCGAAGTAGACATTTATAATAATCCCGCAGATAATATTTTGAAATTGCTAAATGTTTATTACCATTTACCATGTAAAATTGTAAATTATTTTTTACAATTGTAACTACAAATATTAAAATTGTAAATCGAATTTCACACAGTGAATTATCAATTACAAATGTATTTTTTCAAGTGCATTATAAGTAAGACATTTAGAAAAAAAGTATAAAAACTATGTATAAAGTATATAGTATATAATGATGAATATGAATAGTTTATCATATCAAAGTAAATCGCAATCACCTTTACACATGATGTACAATGAAAATTCAAAGATTGAAATTACAAATTCAAAGATAATAAATTTTTATAGTTCGCATCCAAATATCAACATTGAAGAAATAAACTTGTACATGATCAATATCATTTTGGCAAATGAAACCAAAGATTTGCCGAATTTTGAATCATCGACATTACCAAAACTCGATAAAAGTACCAAAAAAACATTTGATATTAAAAATATATTGTCAAATATTTTTCCTACTGCAGAGATTGTACCAAAAATAGATTCAGAAGATATTATTCACATAAAGAGATTGAAAAAAGCGAAAATCTTATTGAAAAATATCGATATTGAATCCAATATATCACATGAAAACGTATCTTTTTTCAATGATTACATTGAAAAAGAAAATTGCTGTGGAATTATGTTATCTCAACATTCCGGTATTTCAAATAAAAATCATTTTCAGATTGATATCTGTAATAATAATATTGTTGTTTATATTCATAATGTCAATTATTGCGAATGTACCATTTCAAGCGCTATTGATATTATCGATAATTTGTATGATAAAATACAAGAGTTCTCCCAAAAATACGGAGAAAATTATACTATTCCGAAAGATTTATTGGATAATATCAACAATGAATACCAAAATTTCATAAACCAAAAAACAAATATTATCAATATGTCAAAAGAGTACCAAAAGAATTTATTATCACAATTGGATAAATGTAATTTTCCTTCATTAAGTCTTTTTTTATCTCAAACTTATTCAACATCTATAAAAAAATCATGCTTCGATTGTAAATTATGTAACAATTATTATGCAAATAATTTGAAGGCACTAGCTGCTCACAAACGTGGATGTGCACGTAAAAATAGAACACTCACAATTTGAATCTTTTACTTTAACCCTTTTCTTTTGGAAATTATTCCAACCATATATGAGTGTTCAGGGACTTGTATTTTTTCTTTACAAAATAAAACCCACAACCATATATTTTTTGATTTTTTCATAATTTTGTATATAATATACACATATATACAAAATCATATATTCAAACAATCTTCGATAAATGTCTCTGTTGTCGGCGCCGTTTGTTTCACATATTTACCTTTCAGTAATAAAATCACAATTCGGTCCAACATTGCCTTATCTGCATTCAATGTCAAAATTTCACCTGTTTTTATATTGAATATTTTCACCTTTTTGGAGAACCCAGGAATCATTGTACGCATTATCCACGCATATATAATGACTTGTAACATATGATCTTGCGAAATAACGCTCGTACATTTCAATTCCCACATCGTTTTTTCAGTCAACAAATCCGTACGCGCAGTAAAACGAAACAAGTCGCATGGAAAATCCGCACGCAAACAATCATCTATATTGACATGTGCATTCAAATCCAATTTATGTATGACCGTTTTCTCTATTTCCGGTCGTGCATTCATACATTCTTCTTCCAATACACTCAATAATCTCTGTTTGCATTTTGCCAACACATTCTGCGTCAACCATCCATATTCATCGCCACCTATCTGTTTCAATTTGAAATACAATTTCTCTTGTATTGCCACGTATACGTTCGCCATATAAAGATAATTCTCCATCGTTTCACATTCCGGATCCAAATTATCCACCACTTGCCTCAAAAAATTATGAGAACCTCCACGCAAGTTCTCTACTGCATCATCTATCAATTCATATAATAGCGATATATTTGCACTTCCATTCGACCATTTATTCCTTATATAGTCATAATACATTGCAGGAATTGCAATTCCATTTAAATCGCTCACATCTTCATAATATCCCATTTTCGTTTTTATCACTGTCGGTATATTCAACTCTTGCTCCAAGGTGTTTTCCCGCTCTTTTACAAATAGCCCGTCCAACAATGGCGATATTTCTTCCAATACTGATTCCGGGATGAATTTTATCATATCCGTCGGCGTTGTCTGGTGTATTTTCACCTTTGTATTTGCATTGTTCTCTACACGTTCGTAAAAAATCGTCCTCGGTTGTCCTCTGAAATCAATATACGGTTTCTGTTTCATATCGCGATGCGTAAATTTCAAAAATGTAAACGGCATATCGTCACTATTTTCTCCACTTTCCAACAGAAACATTTGTTTGGTTGCGCGAGTTGTCGCCACATACAGCGTATTCGGACACTTGTCTTGGTCCAATTTTTGCGCAAAAAATGTGAAATACGATTGGTCGAATCCGACGACGAATACATAGTCTCTTTGCCGCCCTTTTACACAGTGAAATGTAGAGAACACGACTTTGCCTTCCATTACTTTTTCGTCGATTTTGTCATTTTCAAACATGGGAACATGACACGGAATTCCGGCTTCTGAAAGCGCGTTCTCTATTTTTCGTATTTGACTATTGGGCCCTTTCACTGATGCTCCCAGAACGAAAATTTGACTCGGATTTATACCACGTTTCACTAATTCGCGAATATAAAATACGACACTTGTTTGCAATCTATACATGGAATCGCGCATATATACAACCGGATCTCCTTCTTTACATGCCAACAGACGATTATCGCCTAGCATGGCCTCATTCACGAAATTGGCCATCGGTTGCGTAATTCGATACGACATTTTCAGCGTGCATTTTGCAAATTCGTCGCACAATAATTGCGGATATTTTGCCCATATTTGGTCAGCGTGCGTCAAGAAGCGAATATCAGCACCTTTAAATTCATACAGTCCTTGCATATAATCACCGAGAACCATTAATTGAAAGTTGGTTCTCATATCACGCATATATTTCACAATCAATTGGAAATAGAGAAGTGTCATATCTTGCGTTTCATCGAGAACAATCACATCTTGTGATTGTATTGGCGTCATTGGTTGCAAATGTTGGTGCAATAAATAGCGAATACCAGTGTCTGTATGTGCAATTGGTGTATATTTGGCCACGGCCAGACTGTGATATGTATGCACAACCAAGTTTTTTATTCCAAGTTCTCTCACTTTTTCTTTGACTTCTTTACGTAAAGACGCATTGTAAGTGATTTGCAAGAACCTTTTTTCAGGTATTTGAATGGCTGCAGAAAGAATAGTTGTGGATTTGCCTGAACCTGCACATGCGTCTACGACAACATTTCGCCCATTTTTTACATGGTCAATGATTATTTGCTGTTCTTCACTTGGTTGATTCATAATTGTATTTTATATAAAAGAGAACCCATTATTTTATTACGTTTTTTGAGACATAATAAAGTTTATATTACCAAAATACCTTATCTTATAAAAATATCAAATATTATTATATATAAATACACGATAAAAATGAGTATTGTAGACAATTATTTCAAATTATTAAACGATAAACGCGAATATTTAGTAAAAATATTTGCCAACTTAATCATACAATTGGGAGTCACTTTTTATGTTGCGTTCAAAATTACGAAACTGAATTTGTCTTTTTTGATGATGATATTTGTATTCGGTGTTCAGATATCCATTATTTTCTTACTGCACATGACATCAAATATGGGGTTACAATTCCTCATGTTTTTAGTATTTTCAAGCATGAATGGTTTGATTGTAAGCTTTTTTGTAGGAAAAAATGCAAAAACCATGAAAATAATGAAAGACGTTATTAAAATTGTCGGTATAATATTTTTAGCCATGTTTACATTGGGAGGTCTTCTTCTTGCCGGTGGAATTGCTTTTGGTACATGGGTTCTCATTTTCATGATTGTTTTACTCTTGTTATTTTTATTGTATAGTTTTTTTGGCAAAAATATGCAGTTTATGTACATATTTGGTTGTGCTATTTTCACTGCATTGATTGCAATTGATACAAATATGATTTTGCAGGATAATTATGAAGAAAAGAATACACCTATCAATGCATCTATGCGGTATTATTTAGATATTTTGAATTTGTACAAATTGATTTTTAGAAAGAAACTTGGTAATAAATAATAAAAATTGATTCACTTTTTTATTTTGTATGATAATGCACAGACACAACAACAACAACAACGCAAAATGACCACCGATAACAAATCAATCATTGAAACGACTTTGAACGACCAAGAAAAGGAAGACCTCATGAACGCAATCAAAAATGCACAAGAATTAGGACAAGAAGAGCAAATATATTTGGAATTGGAGAAAATGTTTATCAGATATCCAGCCAAATTCGAAGAATTGGAGCGCGAAATTATGAAATTATTCAAATCTGAATCTCAAGAAAAAGACGGCGAAACTGGAGGACTAGTAAGATGCATAACTGAATCCACGCCTTCAGCGGTATCAGCGAGAAGAGTACCAACATATTCTGATAATCCGTTTTTCAAACCCGTGGAATTTACAAGATTTGACTATGAAAGATAATGCAAATATAAATAATAAGCAGCAAAATTCAATAAAAAGAGAACCTCGTATATGAATATATCGTAATTGTAGGTAGTACTTATAACAGTCAAACATAAAAATAGGAGTTGAAGTGCCAACATGAATTTCGTAATGTTGTTATTCGATACTATAATACTCGAATGCGAATGCCAAACCATAAAAAATAGTATAGATAGGAATGCAAATCCGGCAAAGAAATAATGCATTTGCATTTTTTCATTCACAAAAATCAAAGCATATATGTTTGCAAGTAGAAATAATATTGTGAAAAATGAAACCGCATCTTTTCGTTGATATTCGTAAAGAGCTGTGAAAATACCCATTGCAATCATTGCGGTAAAAATTATGTATTTGCATGTATCGTCACAAATTATGGATGACAATGATGTATTAGGGGGGGGGGGCTGTATAGACAATATATATAGGTACTAAATAACAGCAAATCATTGCAAATAATAATATGTTTTTCATATATTGTAGGTTCTCTTTTTTTGTTTTACTGTTGTAATTTTTGTTTACTATTGTAACTTTTTGTATTCGGTATTTGAAAAATGTTAAAAGGTGTATAATAAATGTGTGTGTGACAATGTAATAAAAATATGACATGATTTTATCCATCCATCCATGTCATATTTCGTCTATTTTTTAGTATCCGATTCCGAATCAACTTATATTGGCGCTACCGTCGATTTAGATCACAGGTTAAGGCAACATAATGGCGAAATAAAAGGCGGTGCCCGTGCTACATCTATAAAAGTCGCTCAAGGCCAAACTTGGCGCAGATTCTGCCACATTGCCGGGTTTCCGTCTTGGCAGGCCGCTTTACAATTTGAATGGCGTTGGAAACAGATCAGTCGCACTAAATTCCCGAAAAAAATGCATCCGGTTGAACGGCGAATAGAAGCATTAAAGATGCTTTTGGAGTTAGACAGACCTACTACTAAAGCAGACGCATACAATGAATGGCCTTCAGGTGGTCCTAAAATCTATATTGAAGTTAATCATCCATTTTTTGCATCATTCGACAGTATTACCTAGACATTAATATTGACTTACTCATCTTTGCAGTCCGATTTCTTGGCACGAAATTCTTATTATATTCAATCGCATTCAATAATCGTAACTGTTTTTTCGCCTTTTCTTTTGTTGTGCATTTGGCGAAAACGCGTTTTGATTTTCTATTCATCACTTTGTAACAATTTTTTTTCGGAATTTTGCGAATTGTATATGGCATTTTTGATTATACATTAAATCAATATAATTATACAATCAACAAATCTCTCTCTTCAAAACTTTGCGAAATGAGGTTTTACAATTATATGAATGTTTGACTTGAATTTCTTTTCCATTATCTTCAAATATATCAATATGTGTCGCTCCATCCCCGTAACCATATATTTCATGTCTTATGAATTTACCAACATATATTGGATTTTTGGTATAAAATCTTTCGTTTTTTTCTTTATATGTTCCTTCTGATCGTGTATATTCTGCAGTCTCATAATAATAGCCTGGTTCTGGTGAAATACGGAAAACTTCTACTTCTTGCATTTATTATTTTCTATTTTGAATAAATTATATATCAATTTTATATAATTTATTGATGAATACTTATTACAACATTGATAAAAAACAACCAGATCAACTTATTCAAGCATTAGATTCTCTTGGTATTCAACAAAAACCTTTGAAAAGAATAGATAAAATGATATGCAGAGGAGTTCCAGGATTAAGTATGGATTATTTACTTCAACAAAAAAGTAATAATATTACTATTTACATTGAAAATTCTTCCAAAAAATTGGTCGGAATTGTCATTTTTTCTCTTCATAAAAAAGTTGTGAAAATATATGTTTTATGTACAATAGCGGGATCTGGTCAAGGCACAGTATTGATAAATATAGTAAAAGATTTTTCCAGGCATATAGGTGCGACTAAAATTAAATTGGAAGCCATTCAATCTGTAATTGGTTTTTATAGTAAAATGGATTTTGTACCAACAGGGAATAATACAACTAGATCAATAAATATTAGATCGACAACTTCTTCCTCTTCGGATTCTTCTGATTCATCGGCATCTGAATCTCAATCAAAAAAGGTGAAATATTTAGAGATGGAATATACAATTAAAAGGCAAGCATCAGTCGCATCAGTCGCACCGGTCGCATCAGTCGCATCTGTAATGAAAATACCTACAAGAAAATATTCATTGCAACGTCCACGTTCGTATAATAGTAGAAGATCGAAAGAATCTCGAGCATCTCGGGCATCTAGAGCATCTAGAAAATTAAGAAATACCTTTTAATGAAATGAAATAAAATATGAATCATAAATCGTAAAGCAATTTGAAATTCAAACAAAACGAATAATTCGCATTGTTCATATCCACAATACGTCCATATTCATCGAAAAGTCTGATTCGCAACCTCTGTATGTCCACTGGTCCAAAATATTTCCGCGGTTCAGAGACTATATTCAAGTCGTTTTCCATAACTACACTGAAATACGTGCCTTTTACCGAAATTCTTGCCAAAATATTCGGATTGAGAACCGATTTTTGAAATGCCGACATGAAATGATTGTTTCCACTATTATGATAATCGTCGATTGCAAGAAATAAATAGCGCACTGTCGCCGGTTCTATAATTGTATCTGCCGTATATTTTGTAGCACCTTCATAAATCGGTCGCTGAAATCCCAAGTTCCATCCCAATTTCATCGACAGTTCTGTATTTGTCTGAATTCCATTTACATCTTTTTGAAAATCCATCGCAATCTGTGCAATGGTCATATCATTGAATATATACGTTGGTACTATTTGCAGCGTGACTTTGCCAGTTCCCGATCCTGTATCACTAATATCCAATACAAATTCAATTGCATGAAATAAATCTTGTGTTGGATTCGAATGAAGTGAAGTGTTTATTGCCATTATCAAGTCTGCAGCATTATAATTTCCTTCTTTCACGGTTATCAATTTATCATATCTGTTATTTAAATTGTCAATCAAGTGTACCCACAAAAAATTATTGCCATATGTTGCTGAAACACCGTAAAATGTAATTGGTAATTCAATAGAACCAAGTTGCATTGATACAACTTTGTTCAATTTGAATGGCAGTTGAAATGCAAAATCACTGCTTTTAGTATTGTATATATTGTCTCGAAACTGGGTGTCTATATTGACACACCGTGTAATTGTCCGGGTTTCTAGTGGATTTATTATTCCTTGATAATATTCTTCCGTTTTTGCATGAATGAATTGTGTCATTGGTCTTTCGATTACATTCGATGCACGCGATGTTTGTAATTGCTCTGATAATGGCGTATTTAATGTATCCAATTTGTAATTTTTAGGAATGCTTGTCGGGTTCTTTTTGGGAAATTTTGCAGTAATAATCATTTCTTTTGCAGTATCCAAAAATGCAATCAAATCGCGCTTGAATCGTTTATTTATGTGACCACTAGACAATAATTGTTCACGTATTTTGTATTCTTTTGCTAAAACATCGTCTTGTTTATAATTTCCTTGTAAACTGAAAAATGTTTCCAAATCATTCATGCTATAATTATTGATATCTAAATCTAGGTCCATGATGATGACTTCTCTTTATAAAAGAAGAATATCCTTTTTTGAAGGTATTTACCTTACCTTCAAAAAATGTATTTTATCGACCAAAAAAAGGGTATTACGACAAAATCTTTTCAACTATTACCAACAGAATATATTTACCTTATTGTCTGCTTATTGCGCGCATATTATAAAACATTATTATATGTATATTGTATAATAATGCTTCCATATAGTAAAATTATAGAAGAAAAAAAAAGAGCATCTGCATGTACAACGATGTATAAATACAATGGATCGGGTACATATATAGGCCCTACTGGCCCCACTGGACCTACTGGACCCACTGGACCCACTGGACCTACTGGACCTACTGGCCCTACTGGACCCACTGGACAGACTGGTCAAACCGGACCCACAGGATTTACCGGAACAACTGGTATGGCCGGTGATAAATATTTGACATCAACGACAATTGATACAATATCTCTAGTTCTCAATGGAACTTTGACTTTTACAGTCGATTTGAATCTCGCTTACATCTCTGGTACTCATATCTTGATTGTCGATGTAACCAATTTTCAAAATTTTTTTGAAGCAATTGTTGCCTCCTACAATAGAAATACTGGTATTATGACGATTGTAAACATATTCAATATAACCAACGGATTCCCGCGAGTTCCTTCTATAAATTGCAATATAAATTTGAACGGTATCCAAGGACCAACTGGGCCTACTGGTACTACAGGGCTTACTGGTACTACAGGGACTACTGGTACTACAGGACCTACTGGTGTAAAAGGTGATAGAGGACAAACTGGTTGTACTGGTGATCCGGGGGTTTTCAACGGACTTCTTGTATTTGCAAAAGGGCCTTTTGTTCCTTTAGATGCCGAAATTATTGATGATTACAGGATAGGTGATGGAAATACATATTACGATATTTTGTCAAACTATGAAGGTCCTTCTACTATTACCGGGTTCTCTTTTTCACAACAAGGTAGATATTTTATTTTAATAAATAATACACCTTATGACCAATTTTTCCAGGAAGAAGCCCCTACTTCTCTAGTGAATAATAGATTATATCTTGGTATTGGTACAGAAAACAAACTTCTATTACCCATAAATCATGGTATTGCATTCATTTATTCTTCCAATATTATAATAAATGGTGTTCTCGGAAATCGTTGGATTAAACTCTATACAACATAATATATGAAACTAGTAACCAAGATATACAAAAATAGAGAACGTGAAGTTGCCGAAAGAACCGATATAGGTTCTCAATATGTAATAAAAGCATCTGGCGGTTTTCAAATTGCAAATCCTTCGCAAACAATTCATATCAAAAGTATACCAAACATTGCAAAATATGATATTACCGATTCGCTTCAAATTGCGTTTCCTGCCAACATAATGAATTCTCTTTTGATTGACGATTCAATCACTATTTCTTCCGAAATATTTTTGCAACATTTGAAACCAGAATCATTCATTTCATTTGGTGAATTTGAGAACCTATATTCTAAATATGAATCTTCAATAAGTTCCAAATTAGGTCACATGTTCTCTAATTGTTTATTTACAAAATTGGAAAAATTTGATAAATATGCATTTTACGACTTATTTCATTCCAAAACATTTGTCGATTCCGAATTTGTACAAGCATTTACTGGCGATATTTGTATTTGCAACGTCGAAAAAACACTGCAAAATACTCATAAATTAAACATTTTTGGGAATAGAACTATGGATACCGATATCGAGTTTGTCGCAGGTGATCGTTTATTCATGTCTGATGGAATATCCATTACAATGAAAATGGATTTAAGTGTCGACCCGTTGTGTGTATCCATGATTGCGAAATCGAATGAGAAAAGTACCAACAGAAACATTGATGACTGGTGCAATGCATGTGAAAAGACATATACTGCGAATTTATTGATTTTTTTGATTTAATTTATTATAATTATTTACTATTAAGTACATAATTATTACATATATTTTGATATTTAAACTAGTATTTTATTTATTCAATATTCAATCAATCCATAATCGTGTCTTGAGCAAATATCGTGATGATATCGGATGATCCGGCAATGCTATTTGTTGTTGGTTTCACACTTGTAGGAGGATAGTACAAAGAAATATTGCTAGTGAGAACACGCTGTGTCTGCACATTTCCACTATTTGTCACTCTGAATAATGTATTTCCGAGAATATTCCTCATGCGAATTGCATCCTGGCGTCTAATGTAAAGCGACTTGGACTCTAGGAAAGCTAACGGATCATATCTCAATAAATCTCCAATTGCATTGATACCACTCGTCGATAATCCGCTCAATGTAATTCCCACATATTGAAGTGTGAAACTAGTATCAAGTGTCCATGAAGCATTGCTAATATCTGAAATTTCAATTTGATTCAAATAGTCTTGTTCATTAATAACATTACCAAATTGATCAACAATCGATCCCAAGAAAATTTCTTTTGTCGAGTGAGATTGCACCGGGAAAAAGAATTCGCGAATAGTTTGTGTCTGCAAAATCTTATTATAGTTGATATTTGAACCTGTATCATATCTGTCAATAATCATGTAATAACCAGTGCCAAAAGAAAGATCATAATGACCAATGTAATTTCCAGACGTATCATAATATCCATTACCAGAGACATCCGCGTAAATTATGTTTGCCTGGTAAAAGGATGCACCTGTTCCAACCGCAACTGGTAATCTCAAATAATAACTTGGATTTCCTGTGGCATTATCTGAATTAGGGCCTGTGAATGCATTACCAACACTGAAGTGAATATTTGCTGTCGAATTATGAGTATTGAAAATAAATTGTTTGTAATCGATGTTATAATTCAAAGAAGCATCACGTGTAACTGTTAGATAACTGTTGTTAGACAAATCTTCAATGCAGACATTTCTGTAAAGTCGTTCCAACAAGGCACTAGGATTAGAGTCAATTGTATCAGGCCCATTTTGCTCACCAAAGTTACCAACACCTCCATTGTAAAGAGAAATGCTTATTTTATTACCTTTGATGTTGAAACTATATTTTGTGTTTGGTGTGTATAAATAATCGGCAAAAGAATATACGTTTGGTTGGCTTAATGTTATATTAATACCAGTTGAAATTGTATAGACATACGAATTTGAATCAACAATATCGAATGTGTCGAAAAATGATGATGTTCCACTAATAGGGACTGATGTAACATTTTTTGAAACTGGGTAACCATATACACTGATGCTAGGAGGAGCAACGACAAAATAAGAATAATAACTATTGTAGAAAACGACATGTCCAGTAGTATATCCTCCAATACCGGTTTCTGCTGACCTGCGAACTTTCAAGTTGGATATGGTGAAACCATTCAATAAAAAGTTGTTGTATTGAATTGATCCTTCATAATACCAAACTGTAGAACTCACATCTGCAGCAACTGGATTTCCGATAAAGCTCTTGTTGATAAGCGAATATATACGAAGATCAGGAACATCGCGCTGGAGTTGGAGACGGTATTGTCCGTAAGATTTGATACATGCTCCTTGCACACCAGTAATATAAGGATAAAATAAATCTTTTTGATTACCACCAAGATTTCCTCCTGATTGAATATCTGTCAAAAGACCGCTGTTTAATTCACTGTTAACCAATTCAGATTGATAAGGATTAGCGTCAATACTCGTTACATAATCCGCAACTTTGACATCAATCAAGTAATCTCCTTCATAATTGTTGTATTCATCTTGAGACAATATAGAATAATCGACATTGATGTTAAGACCCAAATTGTAGACAATACCAGGATATCCTGGAATACCTGAAATATTATCGACTGTAAACACTTGATTTTTGTAAACGCCTCCAGTGAATGTCTGATAAATTGTTTGTCCATTGACTGCACCGTTTTGTGCCGAAATATTGTCCAAATAAAATGAATATGTCGATGGTGTTCTTGTAAGTGTAATAACATCATAATAAGTTGTTCCTGTCTTTGGTGAAACAGTTTGGTAACCACGTAATCGAGAGAATTCAACAGATTTGGTGTAGTCATTTGGGTCGCGTAATTGTTCATTGATGATTCCGCTTGTAAATAAAGTTTGGCTCGAATAGCTACCATTATCAAAACTACCAGAATTTACATATTTCAACGAAAAACTATCGGAAATAAGACCAAATGTATCACTCGATCCAACAGATGGATTTGCATTGATGTAATAATAAACACCGTCATCGACTTTGACTTTATTTCCAACTGCCAAACTATAAAATGAATCAATCAAATTACCACTTACTTGCAATAAAGGCGAAGAACAAACCACAATGTTGTAATTATCAATAAAGATCGATGGGTGAATAATTTTCGCAAGTAATCCAGTACCATCTGAAATGCTAATCACATTCGAATTTCCTGAAATTTCCAAATTCACATTGCAAGCCGTCATATCCAAAGTATCGTAAAAGTTATTGTAAAAAGTGAAATTGTTGAGAATTGGATCGCTAGTACCAACAGTGTAAATATATCTTGCAGCATTGAATGACACATTGACACCCGGAGCATTGTCTGCTTGAATGTAATATTGCGATCGATTCACTGTATTATTGTTTCCGAAATTTACCGAGACTGTTCCAATAGCATTTTGGCCATCAAAGTTGTTGATTGTCGTTTTCAAATTGAAAAAAGGGTCCAAATACGCAAGTGGCGTGTTGTCAACTGGCTCATAATTTACATTGTCATTTGAGCCATATAACTCGACATTGAAAATAGACGTAACCTCTTGTGTCAATTTGAATGTTGTATTGTATGTTTCTTCATTACCATTGCTTCCGTTAACAAGATTCACATGTGTATTGGAAAGATTTTGAATATCACCATCATGATTGCACTGAAAGTATTTCAATAAGTAAGAAGGAAGTTGAGTTCCAGATAAATCGTAAATCTGATAATAGAGAGATTGCTCGTAAATTGTCGGTGTAACAAATCTCAAATTCGTGTAAAACTGGAACTTGGAATCAAACGAAGCGATGAATTGTTTTGTTCTTTTGAATTTCTTGAATCTGTAACTAGAAGGAAGATAAGACCCATTATTGAGCGACGACTGTTCGATATTTGTACAAGAGACGTCTTCAATAGTATTGACACTAATATCTTGAATAGTAATATCTTGATCATCCAAATAAAAGACAGTTGGTGAAACATCATATGCCGTGTTGCTTGCCAAATCGAGGAAAGAAATTGCAATTTGATGTTTGACAGCTTGTGTGCTTGCAATTATCGGAGACGCAACTTCGAATGCATATGTCATGCTAATATCAAGACCAGCGCCTTGGCCAGTACCACTGCTGGCATTTGTCATGAACAAATAATCGTCGCGGATTACTCCCGTTTTCAATGCATTTCCAATCATCGAAGGATGAGAAGGATCTGCAGCAGCCACTGACCAACCTTCTTTTAATTGAAGTAAATTGGAAATATCAGTCACTGTTTTGGTTGTCAAATAGACACGGTAATCCTGATAATTCAATCCTTCGAGATCAATATTTTGAACACTCACCGAACTTGTAGAACCAGAAACTGTGTTTTCACTTGAATCTACAATAGGTTTATTATCAGTCAAAATACTTTGGTTATCAATACTAATAACTTGAATATACGATGGATCTGTAGGCAAGTTGCTTTGAAGAACAAAGCTGACATCATCCAAAACGACACCGCTGTTATTTGAAACCAAAGTCAACAATGCACTATTGTTTTTAGCCAAATTTCTGTTATCACTGCTCAAAACTACACTTGCGGTAGAAGAACTTACAACAGAAAGAGTATAGTTGACATCTTCTGTTTGAGTTACTTCGTATGATATTGTCGAATTTGCGCCAGATTCTGTACCATTGTAATAAACATCGACATGATCGGTCAATGCAGATTTGATACCAGAAACATCACTGAAAGAATTCGTTCCACCGTTGTTTGGGTAATAGACACGATTATTTACATCTTTTGTGAAAATAACGATTTCTCCGCTGACATTATAAAACGATTGTCCCAAAATTTCGGCTTCAGTACCAACAGAAATAAAATCTGTATTGTTGCTTCCATTATTAGAAGAAGCAACCACACTACCATTTTCAATATGTAAACGGTGATCTGTAGCTTCAACATTGATTTTCATATAAGGATTTGCGACATCTCTCGTCAAATTACTGTCATCAATCGAAAATGCGCTCGTGGTATTATAAGAATCGACAGTGTATCCACCATCTTGATTTGAGCCAACAATAACCGACATTTGAAAACCAGCTCCAATTTCATTCCAATTTTGATTCGAGCTATCGAAAATTCCGGAAATATCGAATGTATTTGGACCAACATTTGAACCGTTATATTGAATAGGAAGTTGAGAACCACTTACATTATCACCAGTCAAATAATTAGTAATACGGTCAATGACATGAGGTTGGTCCTGGATGATTTTGAAAGTATTGAATTCATCATTATTGTAAGTATAAGCACTACCATTATTTGCCGAAATATCATTATTTAATTCGGATCTGCAAAAATTGGCGTCTAACGTGTAATTTGTGGAAATATTTTGAGGAACCATAATATTGGAACTGTCTCTTGTAAAATATTTATGAGTACCGTAATATGAGCCACCATTCTGAACTGTTTCTGGGTTATTACCTAAAGAATAAATATTTGCAGAATTTTCTAAAATATAAAATGGAGAAGTGTCATTTTGCGACTCTAATTTGGAGTTGATGCATGCAAAATAATTCATACCAGTATTATTTCTATCAAATTGAACACTCCATTCTTGGTTATCCGTATATTGAAGACCATTATTTAAAGAAATGTCAATTTTAAAATTGGAGTCATACAAAGATTGAGATGTATTTGATAAATTAACATTTGTGCTAATATGATTACCACCACCGATACTGTAACTATAATTGTCATAGCTCACAATCGTTTCGGGCTTGTAATTTACTGTCAATGCGAAATTTTCATTTACTAATAGCGTATCATTATTGTTAATGATAACATTATTACCATTCAAAGACGAATCACTGATAGTCAAAGAGTTTGGTCTCGGAAAATCAGTATTCGATAAATCAACAGGTGCAGTTTGTTGTGCAAGATGATATGTAATATAATTCTCGAAATCAGTATCCGAAAGATTCGTCCCGCTATTTGTTGCACTATTTGTTATTTGTTTCATTGTGACAAAATCCTGGTTTGTAAGAACCAAAGGTAACGTTGAAAAACTACTCATAATATATAATTCTAATTATATAATATTTTTTCATATTATTCTTAAATAACGCACAATCATTCATTTACTATGATGTATTCTTATTTGTTTCATTGAATAACTTCATAATAATATCGTTTGTCATATGAGAGTCATCAAAAATCAATATTGTATTTTTGCATAAACTGTATGATTTGATTTATTTTCGACTGTTCAAATCCATTTTCAGGTACTCCAAATAATACAATATAATAGCTGTACAAAGGCGCTAAAGTAAATTTTTTTACAATCGATATATTTGCATCAATTTTATTCATAGGTTTGATATTTTTATTAGATAATATTGTTTCCATTTTATTTTTCAAATACAAGTTCTCTAAATTCAATTCTACATTTTGTTTATTAAGTTCGAATGCATGTATTGCACCAACAAGTCCTTGTAAACTAATTTTGAACAATAATTTCATATCGTTATTTTTACTATTGAATTCTATTTTGGAGATTTTTGCATACAAATCCGAATACTGAAAAATGTCGTTTTCCATTTTATCGTATGATTTCGAGGCTAATGGATTTGTATAATTATTTTCCAGTTGATTGAAAACGCACATTTCTTTGCAATGTTGAAGATGTTGTGGTTCTCCTAATGGATTCATCATGCAACGTTTTACTGCGTGATTATTTCCGAAAATACATTTTGAATACATCTATTATATGGACTGAAAATCGTACAGCGCTTTTTCCGGGTTCTCATATTTGTATATATTTTGGACAAACTCACTATATTTATTGTATTTGGAATTACTTTGTAAATTATAATTGTGTTCTAATATTCCGTACAATATGAGTCCAAACGAATATAAATCGAGACCATGTTTCACACGTTCAAATGCTGCATCTTGAGGAATAGAATCAAATATTTCTTTGTAATATTTTACACCGTTCAATATATATTGACTACTCGTTTTCGAATTGCGATCATTGCATCCAGTTAGTTTTATAATAAATGGAATTGCAACTGTATGAATTGGTTCCCATAATGATCCAAATTTAATGATGTAATAAACAGGACACGAACCAATTGCTAAATTAAGTTTCAAATTATTGTAATCCAATTTGCGACTTTGTTCCCAATCAATCAATGCATATTTATTATCGCAAATCATAATATTATCCAATTTGATATCGCCATGAGCCACGTTTATTTTGTTCAATTTGATTATTGTTTGCAAAACTTCAATGACAAATTTTTGAAAAGTACCAACAGAAAATTTATTCACTATTTTAGCATTCATTGTCTTTTGACATTTACGATTGACAACAAAAACACGTTTATTTATTTTTTCGTGAATAAAATCGGCTATACCGTCAAACGGGCTGTTTTGTAATATACTGTATAATTCATTGTTAAATATTTGTTTTATAGATTCTTTGAAATGGATTTCAAAACCTATGAGTAAAACATTTTGCAAATAAGGCATGCCTACTAGGTTCTCTTCTTTCGTTATTATTTTTGATATTGTTTCGTAACTTTGCATTTCATTGTGAAAATCAGAGTCTTTTATTTTGTAGTTGTAAAATTCTTTGACGACGTAATTTTTGCTTTGTGGCGATTTAATAAATTGAACGAAATTGATTATTTCTTCTTGTGAATTCAACTCGAATTGTTGAATTGAGGTGTTTTCTTTTTTCAGATATACTATTATTTTTTGCAATTTGTCTGCTTTTAATTGCTTACATAAATTGAATGCATCGTGTTTTTGATAATTACAAAGATCCATAACAGATCCTTTGAATCCACTGCCAAATCTACGGCCGCCTTTTTTTGTATTTTTATTATTTTTGTTATTATTATTATTGTATTTGTATGTTCTCATATATTATTTTATTATTTTTTTTTGTTGAAAAGATTTGTAATATCAGTGCGTTTTAATTTCAACTGTTTTTTATATATATTTAAATTACTTGAAACAATATGAATTTTTTGTTTTTTTTCTCGGGGTTGTTCTTGGGGGTCTTCTTCTTGTTGTGGTTCTGGTTGTGGTTGTGGTTTTGGTTCTCCTTTATTTGCGTTTTGTTTTTCTTCTAAAAATTCAGATACTGATGAAAAATTATTTTTCTCTGGTATAATTATTTTACTGTTGAATAGTTGTAATTCTTCTTCTATTTCTGGTTTTTCTGCAAAAATATTTTCAATTGTTTTTTCATTTCGTTCGACTTTCGGTGTTATTATTTCAACTTTCGGTAATTCAATAATATTACTTCCAGTTGGACCATTTATGATAATTGTTCCAGTGAGAGATTTTGTGTTTGTTTCATTAATTCCAACAGGACCCGTCGGTCCTGTTACTGCTACAATGCTTGTATTGACGAAACTTTTTATTATTGTTGTACCAGTAATTCCTGTTTGTGAAATTTTGCGTGTCGATGATACAATTGCTATTCTTTTTGGTGATGATGTTTTTCTAGTAGGTATATTTTTTTTTGTTTCCTGTTTTTTTACAGGAGGCGATGAAGGTTTGGGTGGTATTTGTGTTGTTGTTGCAACAAAAGATGTTTTTTTTGTAGGAGTCGGAGGTTTTGTTTCATTTTTTTTGACGATTAATTTGTTTTCTTTTTGCAATGGTTTTATTGTTTGTTGTATCGGTTTTGTTATTTCCGGTGGAAGTTGTATTGTTTGTATCAAAGGTTTTACAATTTGCTTTTTTACTACTTTATCAGGTAAATTTTTATCGATAGTTTTTAATATTTTAGGAACAGATATTTTTATGTCTTCTATTTTGTTTTTTGACATTAGTCCTGTTGGTCCTGTTGGTCCTGTCAGTCTTGTTGGTATTGTTGGTCTTGTCAATCCTGTTTCACTATATTCAGTTACAGTATTTCCTGGTTCATTACCTACAGTTATTGTTTCATAACTAGTTTTTATATTTTCGGTTTCAGTACCTACATCATGTACTACTACATTTGCTGGTTCAACAATCATAATTTCCGGTTTTGGAATATTTACTAATTTCATCAACAAAGGTATTTTCACAATTCTAGTAATTTTTTCAGTATTTGTATGCGTTTCTTGAGAACCATTTCCATTATCATAATCATTTTTTTCATTCATTTTTTTCAAATATTCAACACCTTTTTTATTCAATTGTAAATTTTCAGCATTTAAATCAACAGATATTGTAATTGTCAATCCATATGGTACATATATCAAATCGCCTTCTATAAATCCAGGATTTACTACACCATTACGATTTCCAAAAATATTCAGATTTTTCATATATTTCAATATATTGTTGGTCCCATTTACAGTAATATTCCCATACAAATCGTCGTATTTTCCATATGCATTTTCGCTTTTACGAATCAATGTTTCATATAAATCCACGATTTCCATTTTTTCTTTTTCCACTTCAAATTCTTCATCTATCAAATAAATAGAAGAGAACCCCTCTTCATAATTCAAAAAATCATTCACATGATTCACGAAATCTTTATAAAAGTTCTCTAATCTACCAACAGAATTGATTTGTTCCATTGATTTCAACCCATATGTAAATTCTGATGCATAAATCATAATCGAATTCATTTCAAATGTTTCATTCAACACATCATAGTCCCCCAATTTTGAATTAAATGTCTCTACGTCAAATAACAATTGCACCGAATCTGTTACATCGTATTTCGCAATATTTTCAATCACATGAAGATACATTGGTTTTGCATTTTCTTCAATAGAGAACCCACCATTTGCAGTTATTGCTGTTTGTAGACCATTGTAAATATATTTTTTATTTACACCTACTGCATAATTTGGTGATTTTTTACGTATCATTAGGATTTCCTATTATAAATATATAGATAATTTAGTAACAAAAAAATATAAATAAAGTATAAATGTCTCTTGCTACATTGAAAAAAAAATCACAAGTTCTCTATCAAAATTTGAGTGTAAGACAACATGGTTTTTCTCTCAATGGTCGCCAGCGTAGCGCTGGATATATTGGTCAGAGTACACAATCCCGGCATTTGACGCGGACTTTGATGAAGGGAAATGTCGTTCGTGGTAATGGTGGATGCTGTGGTACATATGTAGTAACAAATGTCAAGCCATCTGAACTGGCTTGTTTGAATAATCCAAATGTCGTAAAACCTAGTGTCAAAAATACCGAAGGTATGCTTCATACTAAATACAAATGGTTTTGGAGTGGAAGACAATCTGTGAAACCAGATTCGAATCAAAATGCATCTCAAAGTGATTACACTTCCAAAATTGCGAAACAAACAATTAATTGTATTGATAAATTGAACGAATCTTTGTCAACAGTACCAACAGTAAAAGCTGTGAATTGTGAGAATTTGCCTGCTTTGGCTAGACCTCGTAATCAAACCGGTTTTGTCAATGGAACTATTCGACAACGGCCTATTTGTCCTACCACTAAATCGGATCCTTATTTGACACAAGAACAATATATTCAACAGATTGATAAAGCCTGCACTGCAAATGACCCAAATCCAAAGTCTCATAATTCGAATGCTCCGCTTCCTGTTTAAGATTTTGATTGATTGATTATAAAATTGAAATAAATAAAACGTATAAATTGATGATATAAATATATATCATCAATGGAAAAATCCTTATTGGAAAAATTATTACAAGAATATGTAAATTCATTTACTGAAAAAGAGAAAAAAGCATACTTTATTGCGAGTTCTCATTTAGGTTCTTCTTTTAGTCTTGAGAAAAGTCTAGGGTTCCTTCAATGGTCAAAATCCCAGATGGCTTTGAAGTCGCCGATGACTTTGAAGTCGCCGATGGCTTTAAATCCAACTTCGAGTTCTTGAAATCCTTGTAAGAAAATATCTGATTTTGCACTTTTGCATTTTCTTCAAGTCCATCTAGTAAAGCACTGCGAAACCCTGTATTTTTAATTTTTGTTGGAATATTCAAAAATGTTGTATTGCTCAACTTACCAACATATAAAAATTTGTTTTTGTTTTTTTCAGTTTCTATTATTTTTATTTGCTCTTTTGATTCATGTATTGTTCGTTTGATAAATGGTCCACTCATTTGCGTTGTTGTTTTCGTTTTTTTGGGTAAATCTATACCATAATGTAACTTTATTAGCGGGTTTGTATAATTATTCAAATGATACTCATCCATGAAAAAATCGCGACATTGAAAAAGTTTCACATATTTCATTGCACATGCATTCAATAAATCATATGAAATCGTCTTTTGATCTGAATAATATTTGAAACCCATTTTATAAGGATCATAATACATGTATACATTTCCTCTAGGCGTATATTCAAAAAGAATACGTAGTTTCCATTGTTCTTCTAATTTGGTATTTGTCTCTTGATTCATATATTCGTCGTATACGCTTTTATTGTAAAAAATAGGATTGATTGTTTGATTGTAATTTGGTGATTCAAATATTCTTTGAAATTCTTTGGTTCTCTTTTTTATATATTCATTTTCATCATTTATTGATGATATTTCAGTAATTTTTTCATTATTCAAATAACTATTCTTAATAGTTGATAAATAAAAATACAAAAACAAAAAATAGTTTCTCAAATTATGAAACAAATTTTGTAACAAAGTACCAACAGTATGTTTCATTATTGTTATATTGTTATTTGAATATTTGTTTTTATATATTTTACAATATTTTACACACACAATACGACATATGGATATTTATTTCTCTTTATTCATCTTTATTTCTCTTTATTCAAAAGTTTTTCACGTTGTTTGAATAGTTGTTGGACTTCGGTTCTCAAATCATGTACTTTGATTCTCTCATAATTTTTGTGCGGATTATCTGGATGCATGCAAACCAAATACATGTCGGTAATTGTCTTGCCATATTTGCGCTCCAAAATCTCGCGATATGTGTTCAATTGCAACGAATAATGCCAGAAATTGGTATCCGGTAAATGTTTGATCAACGGAGTTT